CACGATCCGTCATTGCCGGTCCATGCCGTCATGGATATGGGCTGGTCCGACGACACGGCTATCCTGTTTTTTCAAGTCGCCGCCGGTGAGGTCCGCATCATCGACGCTTACGCCACGCACGGCCAGACCATCGCGCATTATAACGAGGTCATGCGGTCCAAGCCGTACAAGTACGGGCCGTGGCTATGGCTTCCGCATGATGCGCGCGCGAAGTCGATGCAAACCGGGCGCAGTGCCGAGGAGCAATTCATCGCGTTGGGGTGGAAAACCCGCATTGTTCCGGAATTATCGATTCAGGACGGCATCCAGGCAGTCAGACAGACATTTCCGAAACTGTGGATTGATATTTCTTGTGGTGATATGCTGAACGCATTGTCTCAGTATCAGCGTGAGTGGGACGACAAGCGCAAGATGTTCAGCGACCGTCCGCGTCACGATTGGACATCGCACTACGCCGACAGCCTGCGCTACTTAGCGTTGGTGTGGCGTAACGAGATGGCACCAAAAGAGCCGGTTGCGCCCGTTTTCCCGGTCCAACAGACGTTTTCCCAGCTTGTCCGGATGGCGGGCAGGCGCAACAGCATGTAGCAGGAGTCAGCATGATTCAGGCATTTCAACCCGCGCCTACTGCCGCCAGCACTACGGCGCTCGCGGTCACCGGCAGTAACCAGACTCTAACCCTGTCGCCAAATGGCGGCGCAATGACGCGCTCCATGCGATTGGCAAACATCGGCACTCAAACGGTGTTCGTGGCGCTGGGCACCGTGACATCATCCGTCACTACATCCATGCCGATCCTGGCCAACAGCGTCGAGGTGTTTACCCTGCCCGCCAGCATTACCACCCTGAGCGTTATTGCCGCCGGTACCGGGTCAACCCTGTACGCAACCATCGGGGATGGCGTGTAATGGCTATCAACTGGCTTGACCGCATCAACCAGGCCGACAAAGCCGAGAAGCAATGGCGGATTCGGGCCGGAAAAATCATCAAAAAATACCGCAGTGATGACGGCGTTGATCTACAGGGAAACCGGCAATCAGAGTCATTCAACATCCTGTGGTCGAATGTCGAAACGCTGGCTCCGGCGCTGTACAATCGCACCCCCAAGCCTGACATTCGCCGCCGTTATGCCGACAAAGACCCGATCGCAAAAGCTATCAGCGAAGTGCTTACTCGCGCATCTGAATACACGTTTGAGACCGAGCACTTTGATCAGGTCATGCAATACGCTGTCCATGATGCGCTGCTGGTCGGGCGCGGTGTTGCTCGCATACGTTATGAGCCGGTATTCGTTGAGCACCAGGAACCGGATGGCGATGTCGATGACGAGGCGTATGAATCCGAGGGCGGTGCGGCTGAACCATTTGCCGACGGCGAAACGGAAGAATCCGATGATGAGTTGTCGTCAGAGCGCGTATGCTTTGAGCATGTCCAGTGGGATGACTTCCGGTGCGAACCGTGCCGCAACTGGTCGGACGTGACATGGATTGCGTTTCGGCTGTTCTTGACGCGGCAGGAGTTGGTTAATCGGTTTGGTGAGGCTGGCGAATATGTCCCCTGCGATCACACAAGTCGCGAGTCATCCACCGGCACGCCGAACAGCCCCAACAACAGCGATCGCGACGAGGAAAACCGGGGCAAGGTCTGGGAAATCTGGGATAAAACCACGCGTCGCGTGATCTTTATTGCCCCTGAAGCCGACGGAAATGACGGCAAGCACGGCATGACGCTTCTTGATCAGGAAGATCCGCTAAGCCTGACCGGGTTTTTCCCGGTGCCGCAGCCGTTTTACACGACTGAAGACCCGTCAAGCCTGATCCCTGTGCCGGATTACGAGATCTACTCGATTCTGGCCGATGACCTGGATCGCACCACCAAGCGCATTATCCACCTGACGAAATCCTTGAAGGTTGCCGGTATTTACGACGCATCGCTGCCTGAGTTGCAAAACCTGTATGGCGACGGCGACGCAAGGCTGGAGCCTTCGCAAAACACCATGGCGCTGATTGAACGCGGCGGCCTGGCTAATGCCATCTGGTTTGCGCCGCTTGAGCCGCAGATTGGCGCCTTGCGCGAGTTGTACCAGCATCGCGAGATCATCAAGCAATCGATCTATGAGGTCACCGGCGTCAGCGACATCATGCGCGGACAGACGATGGCCAGCGAAACAGCGACGGCGCAACAGATCAAGGGGCAGTGGGGAAGCCTGCGGTTGCAGCGTCGCCAGCGCGATGTTCAGCGCTTTGCCCGTGACTTGCTGCGCCTGGCTGTTGAGGTCATGGCTGAACGTTTCTCACCGGAAACCCTGACCGCCATGACAGGGTTGCAGTTTCCGACGACCGAACAAAAGGCGATGGCGCAATCCGTGGTTTCTGCTGGTGCCCAACTGCCTGCAGAGTTGCAGGAAATCATGGCTAAGCCATCATGGGAAGAGCTGCTCCAGGTCATGCGCAACGACCTGATTTTGTCATACCGCATCGATATCGAGACCGACAGCACGATTGCGCCGGATGCAGCGGCAGAACAACAGGCCATGGCCGAACTGATGACCGGAGTCAGCAATTTTGTTGCTACGATCGGCCCGGCGGTGGCATCCGGCTATCTGCCGGTTGATGTCGCCAAGTCTCTGTTGCTGATGGCCGTGCGCCGGTTCAAAGCCGGTCCGGCGATTGAAGGCGAGATCGAGAAAATCCAGCAGCCTACGCCGCAGCAGCAACAGCAGGCTCCGGACAACACACTGCAAATCGAGCAAATGCGCCTTGAAGGGCAGATGCAGGTCAAGCAGGCGGAACTCGGGAGCGCAAAAGAGATCGAGGCCATCAAGGCGGCGGTCAAGCAACAGGAAATCGAGTCGAATGAACGGCTGGCGCTGTTGCAAGCGCAACTGGAGCGCGAACGCATGATCAACGACCGCATCCAGAAGGAGCAAGCAGGCTATGCGCCGGTATAAGTGCCCAACCTGTTGCCGCGAGACATTCGGCGGCAAAGCGCAGTTTTGCCACGGAGCGACGATGGAAGACATGGGCGAGTGGGAAATGGAGCGCAAGCAGATTACGGCGGCGCCGATGATCGGATCGGCGGCCACGTACCAGTACAAATGCCCAATCACCGGCAAGGATATCAACGGCAAGCGCGACCATGAGGAAAATTTGCAGCGTCATGGTTGTCGGCTGCTGGAGAATGGCGAGGCGGAAGATGCGGCCCGGCGCCGCAAGAACGCTGCGGCAGAACTTGATCGCAAATTGGATCAGGGCATTGATCGTATTATTGACGGCATGGGCCACGACAAGCGCGAAGCGCTGGTAAAGGAAGTGGCAGCCACAGCATGAACACCATAACCAAACAGGGCTACCCCGATGTTTGAAGACGACAACGCAACACCCGATAGCGCACCGCAGAGCATGGACGACACACTGTCCGCTGCGTTCGATGCGCTGAACGACGACAGTCAAGCAGCCGGAAATGATGAGCCGGCTGCATCACGCGACCGCGATGATCGCGGGCGGTTTGCCAGCAAGCAGGCCGAGCCGGAAGAAGATGCGCCCGCTGCTGAAGAAAACGCGGACTCCGTTGATGCGGATGATGCGAAACCGGAAGAAGAGGCGCAGAATGACGTGAAACAGCCGCCGTCATCCTGGCGCGCGAATGTCCGCGAGCATTTTGCCACACTCGCTCCGGAAGTGCAGGATGAGATCCTGCGGCGCGAGGCGGATTTCCACAAGGGAATCGAGCAATACCGCGTTGATGCGGACTATGGGCGCAGCCTGAAGCAAGTACTTGCGCCCTATCAGCAGGATTTTGCCGCGCTTGGGGTTGATGAATCCCGCGCGGTTGGTACATTGCTGGGTTATGAGCGGACACTTCGGCTTGGCTCCCCCGAGCAAAAGCTGGAGATTTTCCAGAGCATGGCCCGCAGTTACGGCGTGCCGGTCGAGGCGCTGCTTTCGGATGATGGCGAGGTCCAACAGGCCGCCATGCTGAACGCGCAACTGACCAGCCGCCTGAATCAGCTTGAACAACAGTTGCATGGGTTTACGTCCCAGCAGCAGAGCCAGGTTCAAGCGCAGGTGTCCGACACGATAACCAAGTTTGCGAGCGACCCCGCGAATAAGTGGTTTAATGACGTGAAGGAGGACATGGGGCGTCTTTTGCAGTCGAATATGGCGACTGACCTAAAGGATGCCTATGAAAAAGCCTGCAACATGCGCCCCGACATCCGCGCCGCAATTGCTGCTCAACAGCAGCGAGAGGCCGATGAGAAAAGGCAAAAAGAGGCTGCGCAACGGATGGTACAGGCGAAGAAGGCTGCATCTGTCAACGTCCGCCAGAGCGGGCCGAAACCGATGTCCAGCAACGCGCCGCGCACCATCGATCAGACCCTGGCCGAGACTTTTGATCGACTCCAGGCAAGCTAATTTTTGAGAGGTATATCTCATGGCTTCACCGAACAGCACGTTTACCGAACTGGTATCTACCACGTTCCGGAACCATCGTTCTGAGCTGGCGGACAACGTCAGCAAGAACAACGCCCTTTTTAACCAGATGACCAAGAAGGACCGCATTGATTTGCTGTCCGGCGGTATCAGCATCGCCGTACCGCTGGAATACGCGGCCAATGGCACTTACCAGCGCTACAGCGGCTACGATGTGCTCAACATCCAGGCCAGCGACGTGATCAGCGCCGCCGAGTACCAGTGGAAGCAGGTTGCCGTCAACGTGACCGCGTCCGGCCTGGAACTGCGCAACAACGCCGGCAAGGAACAGATCATCAAGCTGGTGAAGGCGCGCGTCAAAAACGCCATGCATTCGTTTGCCAACGGCCTGTCTTCCGACCTGTACAGCGACGGCACGGCCACCAACCAGATTGGCGGCCTGCAAGCCATTGTCGCTGATGCTGGTACCGGTACTGTCGGCGGCATCGACTCCAGCGCGTTCACGTTCTGGCAAAATCAGGTCCAATCCGCTGCGGCTCCGTTGCAGGGTGGCGCCGGCATCACCCCGAGCGCTACCACGATCGAATCGTTGATGCTGCCGCTGTACCTGTCGCTCACTCGCGGCAGTGATCAGCCCGACCTGATCGTGATGTCGAACGATTACTTCACTTTCTTCGAGCAGAGCCAGACCAGCATCAAGCGTTACACCGACCAGGACAGCGCTAAGGCCGGTTTCATCAGCCTGAAGTACAAGATGGCGGATGTCGTGTTTGATGGCGGCTCGCTGGGTGGCGGTATCCCTGCTGCGCACGCGTACTTCCTGAACACGAACTATCTTGGTCTGTCCGTCCACCGTGACGCCAACATGACCGAAGTTCCGGAGTTGCGTTCGGTGAATCAGGATGCCGTGATCATTCCGGTGTTGTGGCAAGGTAACTTGGTGTGCAGCAACCGCTCGCTCCAAGGCGTGATGAAGGCCTAAGGAGGAAAAGACCATGGCTTTTGCAAATAGTTTTGGCGTGGCGGGCAATCAGCCCATCTCGTTTTTCCGTGACCCGGACTCTACCCAGGCTTTCACGCTGGGCGGCGAACTCTCCGGCGTCGATCCGTACTGGGGCGGCGGCACGTTTACCTACCTGAAGGCTGGCGAGTCCATTGCCCAAGGCGCTCCGTGTATCTGGGACAAGGATTTTATCGCCACCAAAGTCCCGAACACCGCGAATACCGGCCGCTCGGTCGCCGTGGCTATCTACCCGATGGCTTCCGGTGATTACGGTTGGTTCTGCGTGGTTGGCGAGGTTCCGGTGGCTGTGACGGCTTCCGTTGCTGCCGGCACCACGTTTGGCTTGACCGGTGCTGGCACTGTCGGCGCTGTCACCAACGGCAAGCAGATCCTCAGCGCTGTTTCTGTGCTGGCTTCCACCGGCACCGTGACCAAGGCGAACACGACCACGCAAAGCGGTTCCGCCGTGCTGCGCTTGTCTGTTCCTGCTGACGGCCTGTTTTACGGCATGGCCTTGTCCGGTACTGGTATCGCTGGCGGTGCAACCGTCGCCGGTATCAGCGAGGATGGCTGCACCGTGACCATGTCGGCCAACGCGACGGCGTCCGGCTCCGTGACTGTGACCGGCACCTACACTGGTTTCATCAAGGCGCAGATTGCACGTCCGTTCGTCCAAGGTCAGGTGACCTAAGCAACATCCGGGCGGCTTCGGTCGCCCGGCTCCATTTCCAAGCATGAAAGGTGACCCCAAATGCAAGGTTCTCTGCGTACTGTTGGTGGCGGCTCTATTCGCCCGCCCTATGTCCGTTTTAAGCGCGTCGCTGTCCGTGATAACGCCAAGTCCGTCGAAATGGGCTATGAAGTCACGCGCGACGAAGATTTTGCCTGTATCACCCCGCCAGGCTCCCGCGATTGCGTGGAGAAGGTGGCAACCGAATGGCTGAAGGAGATTGATGCCAAAAGCCGCAGCGGTGATCAGGGATGGCCTTTTGAGTTCGTCCAAGGATTCACGATGGCCTATGAGCAATACCTCAAGCAAAACGAAATGCCCCCGATGGGAACTCCCGTTCGTGGCTTTATGTTGCTGCAGCCGTCCGAGCAGCAGCGCTGCCTGTCGGCCAACATCCTGACGGTTGAAGATCTGGCTGCCGCCAATGAGCAGGCCATTGCCCGCATCGGCATGGGTGCCCGCGCCATGAGCGAAAAGGCGGCGGCGTGGCTGCGGTCTCGCGGTGACGGGTCGGCGCAGGTGGCCAGCGAGAATGTCAATCTCAAGGTTGAAGTCGAACAACTCCGTGAGCAACTGGCGGCGGCTCAGGAGACAATCCGCGTTCTTGAGCGCGACCTCAAGAGCAAGAAAGCCGCCTGATAAGGAGTTGCCATGTCCCTCTTGTCCGTAGTGCAGGATGCTTGCCGGAGAATCGGCATCGTCGTGCCGAACGCCATTGTTTCGTCGAATGATGCGCAGGTCATGCAGTTGATGACTTTGCTGAACCAAGAGGGGCAAAACCTGTCGGAGCGGTTTGACTGGCAGGTGCTGCGCAAGGAGGCAACGTTTACCGGCGTTGCGGCTGACGACCAGGGTGCGCTATCCAGCATTGCCGGTACCGACTGCAAGTACATTATTCCCGACACGTTCTGGAATCGCACGTTGCGCCGGCCGGTGTACGGTTCGATCACTCCGCAGGACTGGCAGATGCTCAAGGCGTCGCCGCAGACCGGGCCATTTCAGCAGTTCTTGCTGCGTGGCGGCCATATCCTGATGATCCCCAATCCGACCGCGCTGCAAACGCTGGCCTTCGAGTACAAGACGGCGAATTGGTGCATGGCGTCAGACGGCGTAACCGGCAAGAGCGCATATTCGGCGGATGACGATACCGCGTTGCTGGATGAGCAGATCATGACGATCGGCCTGATTTGGCGCTGGCGGCAAGTCAAGGGGCTGGAATACGCCGAGGACTTTCGGACGTATGAGGGCATGGTTGCTGACGCCATTGCCCGCGACAAGGCACCGACAACAATCAGCATGACCGGAATGCCGCGTCTTCGCGTTCCTGGCACTGTTGTCCCCTACGGGAATTGGTCGCTATGAGACAAGCCGCCGTCAAGCAAGGCAGGGCGCGAAAGTCCTCCAGCCGGTCTATCACGGCGCCGGTGGGTGGCTGGAACGCGCGCGACAGTATCGCGGCGATGGCGGTATCCGATGCCGTTATCATGGATAACTTTTTCCCGCGCACGACCGATGTCATGGTGCGCAAGGGCTATACCGATTGGGCAACAGGGCTATCCGTCGATATCGAGACGCTGGCAGCCTATAACGCAGCTGACGGCACGGCGGAACTGTACGCGGCGGCTGACGACAGCATCTACGACGTGACATCCGATGGCGCAATCGGCGCGGCAGTTGTTGGGAGCCTGAATTCCGCGCGCTGGCAAAAGGCGAACGTATCAACGACCGGCGGCAAGTTCTTGTACTTGGTCAACGGCGTCGATGATCCGTTGCTTTACGATGGCTCAACCTGGACGGCAATCAATGGACTTTCGACTCCCGCTGTCACCGGTGTTACGACCAATACGCTGGTTGATGTGTGCCTGCATCAGCGCCGCGTCTGGTTTGTTGAGGTTGACAGCCTTAGCGCTTGGTATTTGCCTGTTGATTCTGTGGGCGGTGCTGCGGTTGAGTTCGACCTGTCTGCTCTGTTCCGGCGAGGCGGATACCTCTTGACAATGGGGACATGGACCATCGATGCCGGGTATGGCATGGATGACCATCTGGTGTTTCTGACGTCAGAAGGCGAGATTGCGGTCTACAAGGGCTATGATCCGTCGTCCGTGAATACTTGGGCCTTGGTTGGTGTGTACTGGATAGGCTCTCCGGTCGGCCGTCGCTGTATTACCAAGATGGGGTCTGAGCTTGTCATTGTCTGCCAAGACGGGTTGATGCCGTTGTCCAAGGCACTGACAACCGTTCGCGTCAACAACAAGTTAGCGGTGACGGACAAGATCCAGCAGGCGGTCAGCACGGCGGTAAGCCTGTATGGGACTAATTTTGGATGGGAACTCTGCCCGTTTCCAAAAGAAAACATGCTCATTCTGAATGTGCCAATCAGCACTCAGGCCAATCAGCAATACGTGATGAACACGATCACCGGTTCATGGTGTCGCTTCATGGGTTGGGATGCGATTTGCTGGGAACTGTTTGATGATCACATATTTTTCGGCACCAATGGCAAGGTATGCAAGGCATGGGACGGAAACAAGGACGGCGCGTCAAACATTTTTGCGGAATGCCTGCAAGCATTCAGCAGCTTCGGCTTCCCGGCGCGTGAGAAGCACTTCAAGCTGATACGGCCTATCATCCAGGTTGCCGGGGCCGATGCAAATGCGTTCGGCCTGAGCATCGGGCTTAACGTTGAATACGACCAGACTCCACCGGCTGGATGGCCTACATTCTCGCTTGGCTCCTACGCGCTGTGGGATACCGCCGTCTGGGATGCTTCGGTCTGGGTGAGCGGGTATTCACCGGCAAAGCAAGACTGGCTTACGGCCCCAGCAATCGGCTATAACGTGGCCATGCATATCCGGCTGACGAACCGGATTACGGATCTCAATTGGGTAAACACCGATTTCATTTTTGAGATAGGTTATGGCTTATAGCATCGTTTGCGGGCCGGAATGGAACGAGATCCTCGGGGATTATTTCCAGCGGCACGGCGGCGGTGAGTACAGGAAAGGCGCGCAGTGCTTCGGGATGATTCGGGATGACCGCATCATTGCCTGCGTCCTGTTTGACGGCCATAACGGCGCAAGCATCTACATGCACGTGGCCAGCAGCGCGCGCAATTGGGTTACACGGGAATACATCCGCGCTGTTTTTGATTATGCATTCAGGCAACTGGATTGCCGTGTTATTATCGGGCTTGTGGCTGAAAGCAACCTCAAGGCCCGGCGATTTGATGAGCATCTGGGATTTACGCTGACCGGGACAATACCGGATGGCTGCCCTGATGGCGACTTGCTGATTTATACCATGCACCGCGACAGGTGCCGATGGCTTGAGGTGCTGAAATGAGTAAACCCAAGGCTCCAGCCGCTCCGGATTACGCTGCTGCCGCTGTCGCACAGGGCGCAGCCAATCTTGACTCTGCGCGCGCCACGTCAAAACTTTCAAACCCGGAATGGGACAACGCCGAGGGATCGCGCCGCATCCAGTATGGAATCGATGGTGACCCTGACCGCGTCCGCATTATTGACCAGATGTCACCGGTGGCTGCCCAGCAATACGGCATCCAACAGGGCATCAACACCAACCTGCTGAATACCGCCGCATCCGGGCTTAATCGCGTCTCCCAGCAGATGGCAACGCCGTTTGACATGTCACGTATCCCGTCAGTTGACACCAGAAACGAAGCGACGCGTCAGGCTGTTGCTCAGGCGCTGATGGGTCGGCTGCAACCGCAGTTTGACCGCGACGAGAATGCGATGCGCACCCGCATGGCCAACCAGGGCATTACACAGGGCAGCGAGGCATGGCGCGGCGAGATGGACAGGCTGACGCAGGCAAAGAATGATGCCATGCTCCAGGCGCAAATGCAGGCCGGAAGCGAGGCTTCGCGGATGTTTGGCGACCAGTCGGCGGCGAGACAGCAATCCATTCAGGAACAGGCCTATCTTCGCAACCTGCCTTTGTCGGAAATCAACGCCTTGCGCACCGGCAGCACGCCGAACATGCCGCAGTTTCAGGGCTTTTCCGGATCTCAGGTGCAGGCGGCTCCGTTGCTTCAGGGCGCTCAACTTGGCGAGCAGGCGGCGATTGACCGCTACAATGCCAAGATGGGTTCGCGTAATGCGCTGTTACAGACCGCCGGCCAGTTGGGCGGCGCTTTCCTGCTGGGCGGAATGTGAGGTGACACATGGATGATATGACGCAATACGGGAATCAGGCAGCAATTAACCGTCGTCGCGCTCTTGCCGATGCGCTGATGAGCGGGGCGATGTCCGGTCAGTCAGGTATGCCGCAGGGTGGTGGCCGCATCGCGTCCGCTGCCGGGCTTGGAGCCGTCGTGGCCCCGATTGCCCAAGCGCTGATTGCCAGTCGCATGAACAAGCGCGCCGACGCTGACGAGTCGTCAATGAAGGAGGCCTATTCGCAAGCCATGCAGGAATACACCACAAAAGGCATGCAGGCGCTGCAAGGCACTCCGCAGCAGACAATTCCAGGCGCTGTCGGCGTCCGTCCAACCAATGACCCGATGGCTGCGCTGATGGGCGACCAGAAGTCCGGCTATGTCGATCAGTTGCTTGGCGGCCTCAAGGATTTCAGGTCGCCGGATACCGTCGTGCCCGGAACTCCGTCAAATCCCGCCCTGGCCGCGTCATACTTCGCCAAGAATCCGGAAACCAAGTCGCTTGCCGATGAGTTGATGAAGCAGGCGGCCCAGCAGTACGCGCCGGTTGATGCGTCAAAATACATGCCCTACATGACTGGCCAAGGCGCTGCAAGGGCGATGCCCCAAGGCGGGCTGACCAATGCCAATCTTGGCGAATTCCTTGCTGGCGGCTTTGCCGGTGGCGGGATGCCGAAGATTGAAGGTGACCGGATGATTGACCAGGGGACCGGAGCTGTCGGCAACCTGCCAATGACTGCAAGCCAGCAGGCGACGGCGAACTACAATCAGGGGATGCTGGGCTACAACAATGCCAACCTGCAACGGCAATGGGCCGAACTCCAGAATCAGCGCCAGCAGTTTGCCATTGAATCTGCGTTGCGCCGCCAAGGTCTGAGCAACGACCAAATCAGGCTCCAGATGGATGCCATGAAGGCTGACCCGGCTTATCAGGCGCGCGTTGCTGCTGAAATTGAGCGGTCGAAAGCCGGTGTTGCCCGTGAAGCCGAGCGCACGCAGTCGGCAAATGATGCGATGGAAGGCATTAACCTGCTTGGCCAGATCGAAAGCCTGATCCCGAAAACAAGTGACAGCATGATCGGTCGCGGCGGTCGGTATGTTGCCGCCATGTTTGGTGGTGGCGGCGAGACGCGGGCGGCGGATGCCCAACTGAATACGATGGCCAATCAACTGGCATTGTATGCGCAACGATTCCCCGGCGTGCAGACTGACAAGGACTACGAGCGCATGATGCAACAGGTCGGCGTGATGACTGGCATCAACTCCACGCAGGAAGAAAAAGCGGCGGCGGCCCAGGCTGCCGGCGCACACTTCCGCAACATTATCAGCCGATACGGAACGCCAGAGCAAAAGGCCGAGTTGGTCGGTGGGATGCGTGCGCCAACGAATGGCGGGTGGTCTATCCAGAGGGTTGAGTAATGGCGCGATACCAGGTCACCTCACCGGAAGGCGAAAAGTTCGAGATCAGCGTACCGGACAATGCCAGCCCTGACGAGGTCATGGCCTATGCCCGGCGGCAGTTTGCCAGCAGGGAAACGCCGTCGGATGCGTCCGTCTTCCTCTCCGGGCTGAACAAGGGCGCGTCCGCGATCGTGGACAGCGTTGCCGATGTTGGCCCCAATGCCTTCAACCTGTTCAAGGCGGCGGTCGGCTTCCCGCTGGCTGCTGCTGGCCGCGTTGATCTTGCGGAAAAGATTGGCGCTACTGACATGCTGGAGCCGGTCAGCCCTGCGCGCCGCGCGATGGAGTTTGCGGGTGCAGGTCAGGTTAAACCGTCAAATGCTACCCAACGCCGTATTGATTACGTCGCCCAGGCTTTGCCGTCGGTCATGTTGTCGCCCGGTGTCGGTCTCGCCAAAAACGCAGCGCTGACCGGAATTTCCGGCCTTGCAACCGGCGAGGCGCAGGAACAGACCGGTTCAACTGTTGGCGCGCTCATGGCCGGGATGCTGGCTCCGATGGGCGCGCAGGCTGTCGCCGGTACCGTGGCGCGCGGCCTGCCAGCCATTCGTCAGCCGTTCACCGCTTCCGGGCGTGAGCTGATGGTTGGCGACTTCCTGCGCGGCAACATGTCGGCTATCGATCCGAAGGCGGCCTTGTCGGCGCGTAAGCCGCTGGTTGCTGGAAGCAGGCCGACAACGGCGCAGTTGGCGGCTGAGGCCGGGGACAAGCGGCTGCTGGGCTACGAGAAACAACTCGCTCAGGACACGGCTACCCGCCAACAGTTCGACGACCGCTACGCTGCGAACCGCGAGGCTCGCGCCGAGCAAATGCGCCGCGTGGCCCCGATGGATGAAGGCGCAGCAGTTGTTCAGCAGAAGATCCGCGATGACGTGGCGCGTCAACAGGCTGCGGCTGATGCTCAGAAAGCCAATGCCGCTGGTAGCCGCGATTGGGCGATGGGTCAAGCTGGGCAACAGGTTGGCGACCTACAGGCTGGCCAACAAATGGCGTCAGTCTATGATGATATTGATGCTCAGTTGCGCCGGCAGAATAGCCTGAATTACGACATCGACCCATTCAACAGCGTTACCGGGCTTTCGGTGCCGACGCAGCGTATCGGGCAGATTGTCGATGACGTTTATGCCGGGGTGACCACGGCCGCGCCGGGCTCGGTGCGCGAGTCGCTGGGAATCGTCAGCCAAGTTGCTACCCCACCGGCAATAACCGCACCGCAAAAAACAGCGAAGCCGGTGGCGGCAAAGTACGGTGCGAATGTCGTCAATCCGCAGACGGACGACATATTGACGGCCATTGCCAAGCGCGGCGGATTGTCGCGGGAACAGGCGCAGCAGTTTGGGATTGATCCTGCCGAACTCAACAAGCGCGCAGGGCAGGGCAAGCCGGTTTTTCCGAAGTCTGGCGGCGTGCCGTTTGACCGAATGGCGGAAGAACTGAGTCAGGACGGATATCCGGTGATGGCTGATGGCGGCTATTCGCCTTATGCTCTTGCCGATGCCTTGGATGAGGCGATGCGCGGACGGCGCGTGCTGACTCCGCAGGGGCACGAATATGATATGGCCATGTCTGACTGGAACCAGAACAAGGGGCCGGTATTTGGTGATGATCTGCGGCCGCTGGAAACCGGCGACCTCCAGATGAGCTATCGACAAATGAAGGTGGCCGCCAGTCGCATCGGCGAGCTTGAGCGCCAGTCCATGATGTCAGGCGACCGTCAAGCGGCGATGGCTCTTGGTCAAATCAAGCAGGCGCTGCGGCAAACAATGGATGACGCGGTTGAACTTGGCCGGGTGACTCCGGATATTGCCGACGCTTACCGCCATGCCACGCAACAATATGCGCAGTACGCCTCGCGCATGAAGGAAGGTGTAGCTGGAAATCTTCGGCACCGCAATACCGAGCGCAACATCAAGCTGGAAACGGTGCCAAAAGCCTTTTTGCAGTCAGGGGAAGAAGCCTTCCGGTCGTTC